AACTGCATTGACATATCAAATATGGAGGACTTTACCTCTGACGTTGATTTCGTCAAGTACACGGCAGACGGGAGAGCTTACATTGAGGTATGCACAAATCAGGGACTCACATGCGCACTTAATGGGGTATACACGGAAGACCAAGACGGGAATCTTATTGAGCTATATATCAACCCCGATGAAAAGGGCGAAGAAGAAAATGATATTGACGCTTCGTATAAGAACTTCGCATCTGTCCGTGAGTATATGGCGTTCGTTGGAGCAAACAACCTATGGCAACCGATTGGTGACTTCTACTCCTGCTTAGGGGCAGTGGACAACCTTCTAAGCATGCGGAATGGATTCCATTCAGCGGTCGTCTTGTTCAATCCGAACTTCTTCCCCGTAGAGGTGTCGTATGTGACCTATATCTAAAATAAGGTATGGCAGGGCTTAACGGAAAATACGTAGGATACGTTGTAGACAACAAAGACCCGCAGAAGGCAGGTCATTGTAGGGTCAGGGTAGAGCATCTTATGACCAATATGGAAGATGATGTTCTGCCTTGGGCTAAGCCCGCATCTTCTCCTTCCTTCGCTGGGAATGGTCAGGGGGCTATCTCAGTCCCTAAGGTCGGTGTTCGTGTGTTCGTTACATTCACGGGTGGTTCAATCTTCAACCCTGAGTATAGCGCATACAGCGATGTGGATACAGACCTTATTGAGGAGATTGGTGACGACTACGTGGACAGCCAAGTCCTTATGTACGATAAGACCAACGAGGTCTACGTGCTCTTCCAACCCAACCGAGGACTTCATCTTCAGTACAAGGGTAGCGAGATACAGCTGTCCCCCGATGGGATGATTAGCATCATCCACGCAAACAACCAATCTGCCATACAGCTTATCGGTGACAAGATAAACATTGTGTCTAATGGCGCAATCAATATCGGAGGCGACTCAAACGACAACGCAACCCTGCACGCTGACAACGTGTCTATCGGTGGGAAACATCTAACAACTATAAAAGGGCAAACACCCAATGAGTATGCCGTGAATGGTCAGGCTCTAATGAGACTACTTTCTTCTATGGCTAAACTCATTGATGCAAAAATGCCATCGTCTCCTGGGTCTTGCGAAGTCCTTGTAGAGACCTCTAAGATGGCAGTGTTAAACAAAGGCATAAAATACGAGTAAGAATAGCTATTCAAAATACAATGACAAACAAAGAAAACAAACTCAGTCAAGGCACACGTGTGTGGTTGCGTGACGGGAATGGGGAAAAGGTTTATGGTCATATTAGGGCTGTAAATGAATCTACCCAAAAGTGCTCTGTTGGAGCGGATGATGGACGCATTTTCCGAGGAATACACAATACACGTGTCTTCTTAGACGACAGAGGTCGAGTGTTTGATATTAACGGAGTTCACGATATGAACGAGGGCGTTTTTTCAGATGCTGTAGACAAAGTGAAGAACTTCGCAAAGAAGTTTATCAAGAAGGTCGTTAAGATGGTCAGTGGTAAGAAATTTGCTGTTGACCCTGACGATGAAAGTAAAATCGTACCTGCTGTAACCTTGGAGAATATCATCGTAGACCTAAACGATGGTGATATTCCTGGCGGTGTTAAAGGCTGTGGTATTCATGAAGTCGTATCGGGAAAGACCTTTGGTGATACTAAGGTCTTTGAGGAACGAAAGTCTACAGAGGCACAAGCTAAAGCCTATGTCAAATACTATGCTATGAAATTGAAGGGGATGAAGGATGAAATGAATCCCGAAGAACTCAATATCGTAGCGGAGCAGGTATTCATTGATACCCTTTACGATGTTGGTGCTATCAATGAGTCTGAGCAAGAGCGAAGAATAAAGGACGTTTACGAATCGAGACGTATCAAGAAAGCTCTCAGAGAAAGACGCATCAACGAAGCAAAGGAGAGCCCAACTTCTCAAACAGAGAACCTTGACTTCCCTAACATCTATGGTGTTCAAGGTCTCCATAGCTACCTAATTCCATATTTTGAGGGGTATCTGAGAAGAGGTAACAGCAACATTGAAAATGACCCACTTTGGGATTATGATAAGGTATTCCTTGATGGCATTAGAAAGAAGAAAGAGGCTAACGGAGAAGTCTTAACTCAGGAGGAGATAGATGACATCAAGAAGAACAACCTTCTTACATCTCAGAATATCGCTGGCGGAAAGAATCCTGGGCTTCAAACTATCCCTATGATTTGGGGTCTTCCTGGGACGGGTAAGACGGGTATTACAAAGGGCATTCGTCTTATAATTCAGGATTGGATTCAGAAGAACAAAGAACTATTCCCTCCCGTAAAGGTAAATGGCGTTGAAAAGGAAAGAACCTATGGTATTATCGAGATGGACCTTTCACAGCGTACCGCAGAGTCGCTGTCCGTTCTAACCATAGCTGAAAAGCCGTCTACTTACATAGATGATGAAGGTTTTGAACAGAAGTATGATGGGCTTATCACTCAGGAAGCTCAGTCTGTTCCCATTTCCACATTCCCTATGTTCAACTTCACGGAGGGGACTAAGGAACAGATGCTGAGAAAGAACGACCTTGCAAACCGAGGAAATGATAGAACGGGGTGTGGCGGTATCTTGTTCTTTGACGAGCTCTCAAGAGCACGAAGAGATGTCCTAAACGTATGTATGAAGTTCTTCCAAACGAGGGAGCTTGATGGTCGTTATAGACTCGGTACTCAGTGGGCTATGGTAGGTGCTGGTAACAGAATTATTGATGGCGTACAGACGGATTGGGATACTGCTATGTATGACCGATTCATCCACTTCAACTACGTCCCTGACACCGATGAATGTGTGAAGTTTGTACGAGACCAATACGAAGAGGCTGGCGAAGATGTTCCACCCGAAATGGAGCTTGTTCTTCAATCGGCATCAACGGGTAATAGCAGATTCCTTTTTGGTGTAATCGGTGATGAAAACGTAGCTATGGATAATGCTAAGAAGCGTCACGAATACAAGCAGATAGCCGAAGACCCACTTGAAAAGGGGACTGTCCGACCAGCTTCTCTCAGAAACTTCTCAGATTATGGTGTTTGGAGGAATGTGCTTATTAAGAGCGATATATATCAAGACCTTTATGGGAAGCCCGCACTCACCAACAGAAGCACCGAAGAACTCAAGGGTGGTCTTCTTACCGATGAAGAATTTGAAGAATATGTTGAAAAGGTCAAGGAGCTGACCAATGCGACAAGAGGCTTTGATGCGGCTGAGTTTATTGCTCAGGGTCTTCGTCAGTATCGTCAATTCAGCGAGTCTAAGTTTAAGGCTGGTCTGAACAACACTTCTCTCATTGAGTTCTTCCAAAAGTCAATCTATACGATTGATAGAAGGCTCAAGGGTAAGACAGAAGACGAATACACCGACAATGATAGAGAGGCTGTTACGCTATACAAAAACAGGAAGTTCGTAGAGGTTAGCGGTGAGAAGATACCGAAGCTCTATGATATGTTCTTTGACGCAGAAAACGAGAAGTCCAAATACCATAAGAATACCCATTACCTCCTCTCCAATGATAGAAGTGTTCTTTCGTTTACGCCACTATCGGAGTATCTCGTGAAGCCTATCATTGATGGTCTTGAGCGTGAGGTATCAGTTGGAGGTGGAAGAACTGAAAAGAAAACTCTTCCATTTAGTGGTATGCACAAGATTGTGGTTGGCGATGAAGGAGACTCTAAAGCAAAGGAGTATTCATTTAGCGCAGACACGCTGGGTATCAGTAGCGACAATATCCAAGCGGCGGCTTATACTGCACTTGTAGCTATCCTCAAGGAGAACGGCATCAAGTTCAAACTTGACGTATCAAAGGTTGATGGCGTAGACCCATTCGGGAAGCTGAAAGACCAAATTTCGGATTCCGTTGGTAAGGAATACTCAATTACGGATAGATTCAAGAATGTCGCATCTGTTGAAAATGGCAAGAAGCTGAATGACATAGATGATGTTATTTCACCTATGCAATGGTTCAACCTCGTTTGCCTTGCAAGCAGTATGTCAAATAAACAGCAGGCATCTGTGTTTATTTCAGACGTTTTGAGTGGCATCGTTTCAGTATGCTTAATCCTTGGTCTTGCCCCATCTGCGGCTATATTAGACTCAGAAAAACTTGAGAAAGGGCAGAAGTCCATAACGAAATTCGCTGACACTAAATGGGCTCTAACTCCTCTTATGTGCGTTCCAACTACATATGATGATAATTATAAAAACTTGTGGAAGGAAAAGGAAAGGAGGGAAATTACAGAAGTTCCTATTCCTGATATGGATGCAAGAATAGAGACGGGTGTCATTAAAGGCTATCTCGCTGGAGCTATCATCCTTAATGGTGTATTCGGTCAGAACATCAAGGAACGAGATAACTTCATGCAACACGTCACGGATGGCGCAATCGTAGAAGAAGTCATTTCTAATATACTTGATGCAAACATAGCCGTTAAGGAATAACGAAACTCAAGTATAACAAGTAACTTAAGAGAATCCCTATGTTAAATCAGACATAGGGGTTCTCCTTTTTTATATGAGCAAGAAAAACATATCTAATCCACTTAACAAGAAGGTGCTATCTCAATCAGAGTTCAAGCGTCTCCTCAACCAAGAATATATACCACCACGAAGGGTCAGCCCACCGAAGACGCTGAGCGATGTTGATAAGCTCGTTAATTACAATGAGTTTGTATCGTTCTTCTTCCTTACGTTCGGTGGCGTTCACGTCACTAAGCATCCTATCCATAATGTGCCTGACTACTCCAATGTACTTACTGAGTCGGAAAAGGCTTTGGCTAACGATGGGATAACTGATACCATTAAGCAGAGTTCTATATACAAGACCCTTTTGAAGAAGAGGGAAGATGTGTTAAGGGCAAACTATGAAGTGTTGCTTGGCAACCCAACAACTGAAACAGCGGAGCAACAGCCGAAGAAACCGATGTTCCCTGCTATGTCCATGTCAGACCCGAATAGGGATGCGTACATAGGTTCTGTAAGTGGTGGCGTTTACTCTAAACCCGTAAGCAGGGGGAATTGGAAATGGAGGGCTAAGGCAGGTCTTGCATTTAGTCGTCTTCACGTTGCCTTTGAGGAGTACTTCTCGTCTCTTCCAAGGGAGATACAAAACCAAATCGTTATTACATCCACAACGGGAGACAAGCACGCTTCACGTTCTTACCATTATGTAAGTATGGCTGTGGACATATCTTGTAAAGTTGGAGGAGCAGATGATTTGGTCAATGCCATCTTCACTGACCCACTGCTGGCTCGCTTCGGGCTTTGGACTCTTGACCCTAATCATGGCACAGCTCCGCACATTCACTTGGAGTATAGAGGCACAAGGAATGAATTTGCTTCATACACTTCATCCAACCATAGCTTCCCAAGCTCGGGGTCTCTGTCACCTTCCGTGATGGCTAAGTTTAGGGGTGCTCAGCACGGGATGAGGTCAAGGTCTACTCTTCGTGATGACATCTTGAAGGACGCTTCGTTTTCAAGGAGTGGGGTAGATGGCTCGTCTTCGTATGGGAGCGGTGGGTCTCTTTATGGAGATTCTGAGCCTCTTGACGATGGTAGCTTCGGTCGTACAACCTACTCCTCTTCAAACCCTTGGTCAGGGGCTAAGTTAGTTGCTAAGCCATTAACGAAGAAGAAAGGCGGAGAAGAAGCGTTGCTTTCATTCTTCGGTAAGGAAGTCGGGTCTGATGCACCACCATCATTGTATGTCCTATCCGAGCATGAAATCGTCCTTGACGCAATGAGCGTGGATGGAGACGGAGCTTCATACGACAACAGGAACGAATAATTTTTAGCACGATTTTGGAGTGAGAAGTTTTTTGTCTACTTTTGTGGATGAAAGAAGTCTCACTCTAATTAAGTGCTTAAATGAACATTTCAGTAAACCGAGCGGAACTGCTCAAGGCTGTTGTTAATGTCAGTAAGGCTATTAACAGCGCATCTGTGAGTGCAGTGCCCGTCCTCGGGAAAATCCTATTCTCGGTAGAAGGCGACACGCTCAGCGTGAAAGCCTCCAACCAAAACTCCGCCATTTCAGTCAAGGTCAAACTTGACTCTACCGATGGCGATTGTGCGTTCCTCTTTGAGGCAGGCGCAATCAAGAAAATCCTATCAGATGCTCCATCTGAGCAGGTGACTATCTACTCAACATCCGACACGTCACAGCTGTCGCTTGACTATGGTGTAGGTACGTTTATGCTTGGTACGGATGACGCATCTATCTACCCTGATGTGCTACTTGATGCGAGCGGTTCTTCCTACAAGGAAATCCACGTAGAAAGTCCCTCAGAGTTCCTTGTCGGTATGGCACGTGCGCTTGCTTGCTCGGGTCAGGATAAGAACAGACCACAGCTTATGTCTGTCCTCCTTGATATTCACACCGACACGATGTCCATTGTTGGCACGAGTGGTATTGTTCTCTCTCAGTATGATGTCAAGCTGTCTCAGCCATCCGAAGAGCAGTCCGAAGTCGTCCTTCCAGCCAACATCGCATCTATCTTCCTCTCGGGAATTATCTCTGAGGATAGCGATATGCACTTGTTCTACAACGACAAGACCATTCGCCTTGAAACGGATAACGAGACCTTCACAGCTATCGTCCTTGACTTCAAGTACCCAAAGTACGCACGTGTCGTAGAACAGCTGTCAAAGACCAACTCGTTTAAGGTAGACCTGCTTCCCTTCGTGTCGTCTATCAAGCGTGTCGCTTCTCCTAACTCAAAGGTAGACCGACTCATTGACCTGAGCGTTTCTCAGTCGGGCGTAGTAGCAAGTTGTAACGATATTTTCAGCAGTTACTCTGCACGAGAAAACATCAACGCAACCGAAATCACGGGGGATGCTCCACTTGAGTGCGTATCCTTGAACTTTGACCTCCTTGCGTCTCTACTGAAGAACCTAACATCACCTCAGGTGACATTCAACATCAATGGGTCATCAGCGGCGACTTCGGTTGTAGAAGAGCAGGAAGAAGGTTCAAACCTCAAGCGTGTGAACATAATTATGCCTATGGCTAAGAAAAAATCATAACGCTTGGAAATCTCAGAAATAATTCGTATCTTTATATAGCCCCGAAGTACGCTACTTCGGATAGCACTAATATAAGTTTAATATAACATCAGTAAGAAGCATGGCAAAATTCAGCGTAAGCGACATGGCTCAGCAGTTCACCTCACCCGTAACGCAACCCGACATCTCGGCGTACACGGGGAGTAGAGACTATTTCGCAAAGGAGGAAGACCCTCGTCTCCTAAAAATCAAGGTCAAGGACATCAAGAACGCCCCCAATGGGGTGTACCCAATCGCACTCAGATTCCTCGCAAATCCATTCGTGGTTGAGGATATGAACAATACAGACCCCGTATTTCTTCGCAATATCATTGCTACAAGAGAGTACGAACTTCCGATTATCTCTAAAATCAATCGCTTCAAGAACGACCCAACGGAGACGATTAAGTTCCCACCCGAGGTCGCAAAGGTAAAGGATGAGATTAGTGAACTTTGGTGGGCACGATGGAAGGAAGACCAAATCAAGACGGGGCTAAAGAAGGATGATACAAGGCGTACGAGACTTAAGAAGGAGAAGCTCGTAGACTCCCCTTCCGAAAGATATTATGCACTTGTTCAAGTCGTGGAGGATATACAGCACCCTGAGCGACAAGGTAAGGTGTTCGTATTCCAATTCGGTCGTGCCATCTTGTCCATTCTGTATAAGTCTCAGGGTATTGAGCTTCCGTCAAAGTATAAGAAGGCGAACGATACTCAAAGTCAGACGGCTCAGAATGCTCCTCAGAGCAAGTTCTCCGCAAAGGCAAAAATTCGTCCGTATCCATTTGACCTCGTCAATGCTCCTATCTTCGTTGTTGAGGCGAAAATCAAGGACGGAACGGAAAATATGCCAAACTATGACTCATCTGCTTTCATTGATGAAGGATATGAAGGAGACAGAATGCCCGTATCATTCGTCCACCCAACGAGAGGTCAGGTCACTATGACCGATACTTCGGACATTAACCAGCTGACCATGTACGCAGAGTGGCTTGAGTCCATTGATGCTCCCGACCCAAGCGAGTTCGCATATAAGGGGCATACTCCCGAAGAGCGTCAAGCTATTGAAGAGTACCTCAAGTATCACACGGACAAGGACTATCAGTTTAAGGTGAACGCTGAAGCAGAGCTTGATAAGGCTACCCGAATGAAGGAGGTTGCTTACAGCTCAAGGTTCGGAAACCAGCCTACGCCAACTTTCAACGAAGGCGTTGCTCCTCAACAGCCTGCATATCATCAACCAGCATATGTACAGCCTCAGGTTCAGGCTCAACCTGCGCCACAGCCATCCTTCCAGCAGCCCGTTGCTCAGCCAGCACCTCAGTCAGCTCCGCAACCCACCTTCCAGCAACCCGCCCCACAGCCTCAGGCTCAGGCAATAAGCGATGACGACCTACCATTCTAAGAGGTAACGTTTTAATGCAACGAAATAGCCGTATCCGACTTATTGGGTACGGCTATTTCACTTAAATAGGATTAGAGGATAAAACGAATAATATATGAGTATATACTCCGAATTAAGCGACTTGAGGAGAGCTTCAAAAAAGTCGCTAAACGAACTTACTCCAGCCCAAGCAAAAGAAGTTCTTGATAACTCAGGTATAGACCCTACTACAGCTAAGTATGTAATCCTAAAAGATAGCAATGAGGTCATCAACATGGAGCATATTCGCCATGGACTTAGAAGGGTGGATGAAGTGATATTCAGAGTGCTCCCTGACTTGCATTATATAAGGAAGAATTTAAGGACGGACTTCACTTTTTCAATCAGGACTATGGCGACCTCGCCAGGTCGTTTGTTTATTAACCCAGCATTCTATCTTGAGCTTGAAGGCATAGATTACACACGAGCCCCTCTATTTGTAGTCATCCACGAGATATACCATAATCTATATAGACACTTTGAGCGTGCCAAGCAAGACCCTATTAAGTACAATATGGCAAACCCAAGTATAAGGCAACGCTGTAATATGGCTATGGACTACGAAATTAACCCACTTGTTGAGGGTATATGTAGTAAGATTCAAGGCATGGAAGGTATGACACGAAAGTGCCATGGGTTATTTGATGAGCGTTTTATCGGTCTTTTTTGGGAAGACATATACGATATACTATTGGAAGAGGAGACCGCCCTTAAGGATTTGTTTGATGAAACGATGATGGATAATAATAGTCAGGGAGGTGGAGACCCTGGCGATAGCGGTGAATCTAACGGAGAAGGTGGCGATGGAAACAACAGCCAATCCAATAGCAACTCTAACCAAACCCCCGATAACTCGCAGGGCTCAGAACAGAACCCAAATGATAATCAGAGTAGTAGCGGTGGCGATGGAAATCCTAATGGTCAGGGTTCAGACTCGTTCGATGGAGAAGGCGACCAAAACTCTCAGTCGGGTGGCGACTCAACCGATGGTAGCGACCAGCAGGGCGATGGTTCTCAGGGTGGAGGTCAGTATGATTCAGGTGATGATGGTGATGAAGCTCAGGGTAATAGTGGTGGAAGTAATGGCGGTAGCCAAGGCTCTGACAATGGAGAATTTGACGGGATGTCAGGCGATGAGATTGCAGACAAACTGAAGAATAGCTCTAATGCTATTGATGGCTCTAATAACAATACCCTTAGCGGTAATGGTCACGTCATGAGCACTGAGGAGGCGAAAAGAATAGACAAAGCCGAGGGACGAAATACAACTGCAATAGATAGCAAGGCATCTAAGGCAGATGAGGCGATGAAGAATGCCCTCAAGAACAAGTCACTTATGAGGAAGCTTATTGACGATGTCCTCCCCAAGGATTTGGCTAATAAGCAGAAGCCTTCTCAACGTGGAACAATGTCTGCCGACAATATCGCAAGTGTCGCCCTTGCTAAGAAGGAGGTCAAGGTTACTTGGGAGGATATTATAGATGAACTATTCTCATCCATAAAGCCTGGACGTAGACTTAAGAGAGGTATAAACCAGCATCAAATATCAACATATAGAGCCGTTGCTCGCATGATGAACAGCCGTAATATGATTGTTCCAATGCGTTCAAGCAGAGATATAGAAATGGTTGGTGCTGTTTGGATTCTCGTTGATACATCGGGTTCTATGTGGCAATACCTCTCCTCATCAGTAACAATGATAGCAAGTCTTGCACACGACCTGATTGATGGTCTTAGTGGTCTTGTCATCGTTCCCGTTGATACTAATATAAGTGAAATTCAGGTTTGGGATACAGACGCACTAAGGGAGATAGGTGATATATACTCATCTACGGAGAAGAAAGGTCAGCCATTCAACTTCACGGGAGGTGGTGGAACATATTTCGACCGAGCTATTAGCTTTATAGACAAGGCAGTGTATGACACCTCTATGGATAGCGATGACATTTCTGAGGAGTACTTTGGTGGAAGAAATTTTGACGATGTGGTCAAGATGTATACCGAAGATAATCTTTATGACGGAGGCGAGAATATAGATGATGCGTTCTCTCTCTTGAGAGATATGCCTCCTTGCGCTACGCTCCTCTTGACTGACTCTGATGTTCTTGCAGGTGCTATAAGTGATAGTGCTATTGACGATATTGAGTATATAGATGAAGATTATTTCTTCACCTTCGTTCTCGGTGAGAATAAGTGTAAGCCCGTAGGGTTCGGTCAGACCATTGCTGTTCCAGCTCTTGATGGTAATATCATAATGGTTGGTCGTGAGGGTAAGGAAATTACACCTGAATCAGTTTAACAAGATAAGAGCCTATGATTGATAGGTCAAAGACATTTAACAAAACACTTGCGAGCAGAGCAGAGGGGGCAGTGACCCCTTCTGCTCTTGGTCGTTCTCCTATCTCGGGTGATGGGTCTTCGTTGCTTGACTCTGTCGGTAGGCATGTACCCGTAGTTAAGATTAACGACTATTACTTTGCAAGCAGGCAGATTGAGTACATACGTATTGAGACTACGGAGTTCCTTCCTTCTGTGTATGCGGTATTCTCTCTTGATAGGAACAACCCTATTGCGATGAACCAACCGAAGGATGGTGATGTCATCTCGGTCTTTATGAGACCTATGTCTGATGTCATGCGTAGTCTCCGATGTGACTTCCGCATCACCAAGGTATTCATCACGAATATCAATCAGTCAAGCATGTCTCAGGACGAGCAGGCTTACTATCAGATGATAATCAAGGGTGACATTAACGTACCAAACTTATACACGGAGGGGCATCAATACGCATTCAGCGGAACGTCCCACGAGACGATACGTGACTTCTGTCAGAGGTATAGGCTTGGTTACGTTTCGGGCGTTCAGTCGGATACCACCGACCAGCAGGCTTGGTACTTGTATGGGCAAAAGCCTATTGACTTTATTCAGGATATAATTGCGCACTCGTGGAGGGATGAGGAGAGCTTCTTTGACGGATGGATAGACCCATTCCTCAACCTTACGTTCAGCAACGTCAATACGATGCTTGGTCGTACGAAGGCGGATGATGGCTCTATTGATTGGGGTGCATTCGTCTCCATTACGGGGCGTGAGTTCGCAGACCGCTCGTACGCTAAGAATGCTGTTGAGAAGGATGGTGCATTTGATTTTGAGGCTATACCTTTAATTCTTAGCAACATTCCTCAGATGGATAAGACCCCGTATTTCGTAAAGAGGTACAGAGTTGAAAATAAGGCATCGGCTATTTCGTCTAAGTATGGGCATGTCATAGAGCTTGACGTTAATATGAATAACCAAGCTCTTGCAGGTTCAGGTGTCCCTCAGAATAGGCAGGTCGTTAGGATTGAGCCTTGCTACAACAAGGACAAGATAAAAGACCATATCATCCTGAGAGGTAGAGCGAGAGACGGATACAATAACGGAGTGACGGGCGAGACTTTCGCTGATAACGATACGGAGACTATTGTACGATATGTATGGGGTGGAGATAGCCACGTCTTCTCCGATGGAGATGGCAAGTCGGGCAATACGAATGGAGCTACGGGAAATACGCACAAGAATTATATTAGGGCGTACTACCACAACCTAATCAATAATGTTGAGCTTGAAAAGCTGACGCTCGTGTGTACTCTCAATGGTCTTAATACGTTTATATACCGAGGTCAGAAAGTCCCCACGTTGCTCCTTGAGCAGTCTAACATAGATATGCTCTTCAACTCGTCAGTATCCAATCCAAGAGAAGAAGGAGAGACCCCTCAGGCTGTCTTTGAGAAGACTATTGACAGGGCGAACAACTTTATGATGTTCTACTCAGGTTGGTTCGTCACAACGGGTATTAGGTATATCTACGAACGTCCTCCCATCACGGCTACCTCTACGGATGAAATCGTATCCTACCGAACAGAGGTCTTCCTCAGCCGAAGGGAATGGCTACCTCCCGAAGCTATCTCTCCTATTACTATTGACGACTCGGGTAAGGTTCATCTTAACCCTAATGCGAGAGCGTATGGCTCGTCATCTAACCTTGGCAAGACTTCCGATGAAGGGTATATCGGTAGAGGATATGACTCCTCTTATAGCGGAGGGACATCTGCACCCGTAAACCCAATGTTGGGTGGGTTCACCCCGCACGGGGATATTGGTAAGCCAATACAATTTGAAGGAAGCAAGAAGGAGGTTTATAACGAGCTTGTCACCCTTGTGGATAAGTATATCGCATCCAAGAGTAAGGGGGCTAAGCGAATGAGTGGTTCAGTCTTCGTATCCATGTGCGCCAAGTATAAGCTGGATATTTCCCTTGCTCTTGCTCAGTGTCAGATTGAAGGTAACTTCGCTACGATGGGTAGACCACGAACGACCAACTCAGCGTTCTCCGTGGGGCTGTTTGATACGGGTGAAACTAAGTTCGTTTATACGCACCCTGATGAATCGGTAGAACCCTATTGTAGGCTTATGCAGAAGAACTACATTCAGTACGGGAAGAAGAGCGCAGAGGAGCTACTTAGAGGAGGCTTTGTGAATGCGAGTGGTCAGAGGTACGCATCGGCTCGTAACTACGAGAGCAATGTATCTCAGACGAGAAACAATATCATTTCGCAGAGCAAAATTATGACCTTATATAATAAGTTGGTATCTTGATTGTACCATATTCATATTTTTTGGTTTTATTTTTTTTATTTGAGTGGGTGGGTAATCATGTGGACTCACCCACTTGCTTTGTATTTGTAATCTTCGTATCTTTGTGCGAACTCTAATGAAATCCTAAGTATGCAGTACGTACCTAATAAATGGGACGGCATCGTTGATGCTATGGTTACTATAACTGACAAAGAAGAGTATGTTGTAAACAAGAACTACCTCATCAAGAAGGGGTTTAGTCTCTTGCTTAACAAGTATATCTCTGAGGCTTTTGATGCTGTCCTTCTTGCTAACGATATGTATTATGTTGGTGAGGAGGTTGCTCTTGACCTGATGAATAAGCGTAACATCACACAAGAATACGAAGTCCTTAGGTCAGCTATTGGGATATACAAGGGAGGAGAAGATAACCTTCGCAGAAAGACAAGGTCTAAGAAGCCTACAACGGCTGTAAGGCATTACTTTGGAGGATTAGTATCATCACTCAGCGGGCTTGACGAAGAACGCTTCAAGCTCGCCTATTGGCTTATGACGACAAGACTCCTTATGGACTTCCTCGGCATCAAGCCAATGGAGAATGTAAGTATTCCTGAAATACTACTTGAGTACCAAGGTAAGAATGCAGGAAACCATATCGGTGTTGATGAGGTTGAGCAGATGCTTAACTTCGTCAAGAACTCTCGCACAAAAATCATTGAACTCGCAGATAAGATTGACTTTTGCGTCAAGCAGAATATATCTGACATCGTAGCAAAGGAAGCACTCTGTACCTATACGAGCAAGGTCATCAAGGATATTTCCGTTTATGATGTGGAGCTTGGTTTCTTGGAGAATGTATCAAAGGCAGAGGAGGGAATATATGGTCTGAACAGAGATATTACCCCTATGATTGCAAGGGCTATCCATCGTGATTACAGCATACGCCTCCATTCGCAGAAGGAGATACTGAGAGAGATTTACTACAACATTATTCCTGACATTTGCAGTGTCTTCCACGAAGGAAGATTGTCCATCACTATCCCAGCTTATCTCGGTGCAAACAACAGCCCGCTTGACGAGGTGGAGAACGACCCTGACGGAGTTAGTATCTTCCTGAAGCATAAGATTATCAACGACTACCTCTTCTTCGCACGAACCTACACGGGTCTTGGAAGAGACCAGCTCCTTTCAACTCGCTTCGCTGATGTCCATTACAGCAAGTTCAAGTCCAAGGCTACTATTGACGATGCTTCGGAGTGGGTTCGTAACTCCATCACGGAGACGCAGGAGTGGAGTGTTGCTATCTCTGAAGCCGTAGAGGATGTCATATCCGAAGGAATTACCAAGGAGCAGTTTGAAATGGTATGCAAACTTATGGTGGCTTGTGTGTCGCACTTCACAGCATCGTGGATTTATCGTCACGCATACAACTCCATTATCTTTAAGTCAATGCAGATGATGGGAACTGCTGACACCACAAACGTATTCAACGAAGAGAAGCGGAAGTACATTGAGAATACGTACAATGACGCTCGCTTCGTTACGTTTATTCTCCGTACGCTATCGGATGACGACCACGACTACACCAAGTCCCAGGAGCTTAGAGCACCTCTTGAGGAGATGATGTTCACCTGCAAGACCATCGCTTGCGAGAAGCTGTACGAGGTCTTCAAGAAGGACACCGACTTGTACTTCACCCTTATCAAGCCACTGCCATCCGTACGAGATAGCAACTTCAAAACTCCTAACAAGGAGGTGATGTCGGCAGTCGTAGAACGTATCAAAGACTACTTCCCTCACCCCACGATGGAGTATGATGTGCTTACCGAAGACGAATGCACCTCAACAGCGAAGGTCATCATTGACCTCATCTTTGAGAGTAAGTACTGCAAGTTCGGAATGCTAAAGTCATTAGACCCCAACTTTGATGACGCTCCAAGAGATAGCATCCTCCATTCATATAGGCTGATGCAACCTATGGGAGCAAACATTACGGATGACGATATTCCTCACCATATCAACAGCAAGGAGGATATTGACAAGCTCAAGGCATTCATCTTGTCTACTCCTCAGCGTTTCCGTATCTTCATTGACCTCATAACAATGACCTTAGAAGGCGAAGGGATTGATACCCCGTTCGCTTTTTAGAAAGTGTGCATAAGTAGTATGTCTATAATATGCAAATCCCTTATCCATAGCTAAATAGGCATATGAAGAAGAAGCATCTTATCATAGGGGCTGTCGCTACTCTCGCTGTTGGGTTTCTAATGTACTTGGCACGAGAGAACGGAAAAAGCTCCGTAAAGAGAGAGCTTGTCTACTATGTGGACAGCCTCTCTTCTTATCAAAACAAACTCGGTGAGGAGTACAAGCAAAGACTCCTTGTGGAGCACGACAAGGAAGCCCTTAAGACGAAGTTTGCTTCTCTTGAAGAGGAGTATAAGAAACTTAAGGACAACCCTCTTGTCATCACCAAGGTGGTGACAACAACCAAGATTGATACTCTGAAAATACCTCTCGTCAAGGAGAACGATACCACCCTTGTATATAACTACGACAAGACCTATTCTGAGAATGATAAGGTCGTTGTTAAGGGGAAGGTAGACCTCGCCAATATGGAGACTACTATATCCACGATTGAAATGACCTCAGGGTTGTTCTATGACATCGTGGAGGATAAGAATGGCATGCTCTCCGTACTCGTACGCTCTACCAATCCATTGGTCTCCATAGATAAGGTTGAAGGTGCGCTTTTTGATATATCACAAAGCAAGTATTTCAAAAAGAAGGTCACAGAAAAGAAAAAGAGCTTCTCGTTCATCAAGAGGTTTTCCGTATCTGCTTATGTAGGCTATGGAGCTTCGTTATATAATCAGCAGGTCATTCTAACCCCTCAGGTTGGAGTTGGGCTTACTTACCGCATATTCTAATTGTATGGTTGGAACAAATATAATAAGCAGACTAAACAACAATATACTAATAAGCTACAACAACGTAAGTACCAAGGGAGTACAATCAGGTGCATCCCATAAGTACACGATTGTTGATAGCGGACGGGGGTATAGGTCAATACTTATGGACGTGGATAAGGACGGGGTGTATAATACTCACGGGCTTGTCTTCGCACCTAAGATGACAAAGCCTACCCACAAGTTCCTTGAAGGTAAGACCATCGTTACTTCGGATATAATAACCTCCGAAGTAACGCTTTACTTTAAGGCTGGGTACACTCCTGAGGTGGATTATGTACTCAGAATTTTGGGTGAGACGACTACGGGCGATGTATCTTGTCTCGCAGTCATCCTTATCAACTACGACCTTCTCCTGCGTTATCAGAAGATTATCCCCAACCCATTGACGTACGGAAGTCAGGTGTTTGATAGGATTGTAACCTTCCAAGTTCCTTCCTTGTCAAGTATGCAGTATGCCCAAGGGTTTGAGCTTAATGGATACCTCCTATTCAAACAGCAGTCAGCCCTCATTGCAGATATATCCCCCATCGTTGATGTATATAACGACAGCTATGACTTTGGGGTATCCTACGATGTTGAGGAAGTTCCTCAGTTTAGGATTACGATACCATCGGCTTCTCAGGCTGATAGGTTTAATGTATTCCTATCCTTAGACAAAAAGAGCGGTCATATCAACTACTACCCATATTGGGGGAGCGACATCTACACGCCAATAGATACCTCTGTTATGAACGCCATTGAAAGCCGTGGTATTGACCTTTACTTCGGAGAGAAGAGTCTCGCTAACGAAGGATGGGCAGACTTCAATTCTCAGTATGGTGGTGCTGACGAGCGTAGGTGGGTGACGATGCACGAGATGAAGGTGACTAAGTATTACCCATCACCAACGACACCTCTCGAAGAGACATCCTTCTCGTTTACGGAGAACTATTCCAAGAGGGATAAGGATGGCAAGTCGTCATATAGGTATTCATTCAGACCAACCATCTTTGATGACGAGATAATCCGTATCCCCGAGAATGACGTATCGTCTGTTATGGTGGTTTACACGTGTCGCCTTGTCAATAGGCAAGACCTTACTCAGGTTGTCCGAACAGCGTCTCTGAGCATATCAGGTAGTGAACTTGATAGGTATAGGCATACCGCCAACAGACCGCTTAACCTACACGTGGATAAGGTCACGCTGAAGTATGAGAGCGAAAACCCATCAGGACTGCACGCATCCGTATTGGATGATACTTCCAAGAAGGAAAGCGTTATATACGAAAAGGTATTCTACAACTCTCAGGATATTCAGGTCAATGTACACGGGGAAGGCATCTACACGACACAAGAAGGCTCGCTGTTTAAGCTACACAAGTCCCCAAGCCTTTACGTCTTCCGTCTATACGACAATAAGAGGAAAGACCGACTTGACTTGTCTTCTGTGAATGGTCTGATATACCTACGTGTCTACGATGACAATAATCAGCCGATTGATATTGAACCTACTTATTCAGCGAATATGAACCCCGTCCTTGGAGAGCTTGAGTTCTACATAAACGAACAGCTCATTGATATGCTGAAGCTAAGCACGAAGCGTTCAGCAGAGGATAAGACCTACTCTATAATAAGTAAGACAAGGACGATGACGACAACCATCGTTGAGGGAATTTACGATTGATATGGAGAATAACAATATCACAGAAGACAGCCTCATGGAACACGTTGAGGCTTTTGAGAGACAGACGGGCGTGAACACAGCACCGCAGGCGGATGATATGATTTCCGCTCTTGAAGCACACGGGGCAGGTGGCGTGATTGAACGACTGCATCAGATTGAGATGGGTGATGACGTGAAGAGACGGAACGAGGAAGAGTTTGAACGTGCTGTTGCCGATGGACGCATCATGAACGGGATTGAGATGGATGAGAGAGGCTACATCCGATATAAGGATACTATGGAAGAAGGTCGTACCATTGATAAAATCACGATAGGTAGCGATGATACTTCCGAGAACCCTGCCGTTCAGAGAGGTCGTAAAGTAAAGAAAAAGAAGGTGGAAGAACCATACGTCCAAGAAGTAGAGCCAAGAGCACTCTCGGTAACGATTGATGGCGTTCCTCCAACGTATAATAATGGGTTCACTAACCTTGATATGGAGGAGCTTCCTTCAAGAGGTAAGCACTATCCTGATGGTTTTGCCATTGGTGTTAGACCTTGCACGACAGAGGAGCTTAGACATTGGGCATTGCTTCCGATAGACTCGCTTATTGAAAGGGAGAATGCTATTAACTACATCCTTGAGAACTGCACGCATATCTTCTCTTCTACGGATGGGACTCAGTACAGCTTCCGTGACCTCCTTGAAGCAGATAGGATATATATCCTTCTTGCTATTAGGGAGGAGACATTCGGAGAGTCAGAAGAACCACTCGTTATGAACATAGAAGGGGAGAATCACCCTATCGTCAAGGAGAACCTGACGCAGTTTGATTTCCTCTCCCACCCTCAGGTTGCAGGTAAGAAGTCCATCAAGATGAACCAAGGTGTCATCAATGTGACTATCCCCAAGAAGCATTCAAGCACGGGTGAGCCTTATGACATCAAGTTGCATTTCCCTACGATTGGTACATCAATGTGGCTTCAGTATTACTTCGTCTCAAACCTTGTGGACGAGGATGGTCAGATTGACGTTCCTGCCGATGAGCTGGACTTCTATCAGTGCGCTATGGTACTGATGCACTTTGACAAGGAGTTCTCCGTTGAGGACTACAACAAGATTAAGCAGGAGTTCCTTTCGCTAAAGCCTGCCGAAGTCGCAATCATCAGGGCTATCAGGGACATCATCACAGAGGTGTCTAAGCCTACTATTTCTTATATCAACTCGGGAGGTGTGGAGCGAGAAGCCCCGCTTTCCTTTCGAGACGGCATCAAGTCTCTATTCGGCATTTCAAATCCCTTGGGAGACCTTGAGTAAGATGAGGTATCTCCTTATCAAAGAACTGAGGATGTCAGTCTCTGATATAGGTAGATTGCCTTACATTGAGTGTGTAGAGCTTATCAGCTTCCTGAATGAGGATAGGAAGAAAGAGGAGGAGAAAAGGAAAGAGGTAGAGGCTCTCGCACAACAAGAAAGCTAATCTTGTCAACCACGTGTTGATGTAGAAACGGGGGCGGTAGAAATACCGCCCCTTGCTTTATCTATACTTGTAGCTTATTAGCTTAGATATTTCACGTTCTAATACATTCGGATTACTCAATGCTTTGCTTATATTACCAATTCCATCACTCTCTTTAAGAAACGCATCAACTTCGTCCGCTCCTCTCTTTTTGTAAATTTCGCTTCCTATATTATCAAGTGCGATGACCCAAGCGGGGAAAGTGCTTCTTATGTCTATTAGAACTTGGTTGTCAACTCTGTTTAGAATACCAAGCCTTGATGTGTTAAACAAGTTACCACGCCTTGGAAGAAAATCGCCACTGAATAGGAACTTAATAGCATCGTCAATAAGCTCGCATAGTTCCTTATTATCACGTATAAACGATTTTGAATTTTCCATCATTCTATCATATTTGACAAGAACGTCTCCATTAAGGAATAGTATTGAAGTATCGTTCTCTTTGGATAGTTCCTTATACGAATAGTGGCTCACATGACCAAGAGGATAAGTAGTGAAGTCGTCAAATATGGATAGTAGACTTATCCCTTTATATGGCGATTCCTTTGTATCCTTCGCCACACAGCAACTTCCTATGCAAACAAGGTAAACAAGCTCCATTAGCTGTGCTTGACCACATAGGGGTATGGCATCTGAGGATTGTACTGAACTATCACTAAATGCCAAAGCCTTGCTT